ACCGTGCAGGATATTCTCGACCAATACGGGGTTAAATGGATAGCGACCCAGGAGGACTACAACACGACCACCAGCAACGGGCGATTAATGCTAAATCTTAAGCTATCTATTGCCCAAAATGAGAGCGACCAAACTGGGGACAGAATCCGCTTTGTATATGCTGGAAAGCTTCGCCGCAAAGAGGCCATAGGCGGACGGGTGACTTTTGGTTATAAGATAGAGAATCACAAATATGTTATAGACGAGCCGCAGGCGGCCATTGTGCGCGCTATCTTCCTTTACTTCTCTATGTATCAATCCATAGCAAAAACACAGCAATATATCAATGATACCCACAATATAAAACTGCTTGCTGCCCGTATCAGGCATATTTTAGGCAATGAGCGTTATATAGGCCGTTTCTTTGATGTAGACGGCTACGCCCCGCCTATCGTTGATTTTGACCTATGGGAACGGGTGCAGAAGATCCTTGCCATAGGCAGGCGGGCAGAAACGCCCCGTACTCCAAAAGAAATATACCTGTTTAGCGGCCTTTTGTTCTGCCCATCATGCAGCGGACGAATGAACGGCCTAAACCCCCGCAAGGTTAAATACTACAGGTGCCGGACGGCAGGCGTTAATCATCTATGCGACTTCAACAAGTGTATTAGGGAATCATTTGTGGAAAATTACCTACTGGACAACATAGAAGAACAGGCGAACCAATACGCCGGGCAGCTAGAAGTCAACGCAAAGGAAATAGAGGACAACACCAACAAGATACAATCTGCCACCGCCCGCCTAAACCGTTTAAAGGATTTGTATGTAAATGGTTTCATTGACCGACAAACCTACGAAAAGGACTTCAAAACGTACAACGCCGAATTAACACAGGCAAAACGGGCGAACAAGAAAAAGCCGCCTAACCTGCAAGGAATATTATCCAATGGTATAGCGGCTTTGTATAAGGGTTTATCCCTGGAAGGGAAAAAGACCTTTTGGCGGTCAATCATTCACCGATTGGAATTGACCACAGACCTAAATATAAATATTGTGTTCCTGTAGAAGGGCGGGCGGCTTTCGCCCGTTCTTTTAATTTGCGATTTCCCCAGTTATCAATTCTTAAATACACAGGCGCGACGGCCTATATTACAAGGAATCCTCAGAAGTTATCCACAATGGGGATTTTTTTTATACACATATCCCCTATTCATGACATAGCCATAGTTATGTAACCGTAACAGATTTTTAACACCATATAAAAAAGAACAAGTAAAGCCGCCACTCGCCCACCAATACGGGGCAGACGCACCTGTTTTACTTGTTCACCTATATTATATCAAATTTTTTGGCTTTTCAAACTATATTTTATACACATAACTTTAGTTCTCTATCCTTGTTACGCGCACCAAACAGCATAAAAGAAACTTTCCCCAGGATACGGCTGGCGCGTTCCTGCCCCCATTTTTCAGTCATATAAATATCAGCACAAATAGAAATCATCTTTTCACCGTTGATATAATATCTTTTTATTATTTCGCTATCCTCAGCAGGTAATGAATTTATGATATTATTAATCTTACATTGTGCCAGTTCATAGCGTTTCTTTTCTAGCTCAAGTTCTTTTATCCGTGCATTTATTTTAGCGTGTTCCTCGGCCTGTATTTCTACGATTGAAGCATTACTGCCACCGCCCACAGCTACGCCGTTATACTTGCTTATAGCCGTCTTGGTGTAATTCAGTTCTATGTGTAAATAATCAATTTCAGAATCAATATTCTTAATTCGTGCCGATAATATCTTATAATCACCTAATGCTTTTTTTGTCATAGCTTTATATTTATCCATCAATCAGCACTCCCATTAAACAAATAAGGAGGGATTTTCGCCCTCCCCCTTTAATGTACTTCTATTGTCTCCCCTACAATACTATCAATAATAATTACAGTATTATCATTGCTGGTATCCTCAATGGGGAATCTACGCTGCAGAATATTTGCCGCCGCTACCCTGTCACGGGTTTTTGAACCGGGTATTTTACCACGCAAAACAGCAGTAAGGAACTCTTGCACCTCCTGCAAGTCCGCTATAGAGTCTTTTCTTTGTTCCTCAAGGGCTTTATCTACCGCGCTCCTTATCTCGGGAACTTTTAGCAGTTGATAGCCTTTTTTATTTGCCGTCTTTTCGCTATACCCAGCACGGCGGGCGGCTTCAGTAGCATTACCACAAGCCGCCATTTCCTGCACAAAACGCGCGCGCCGTGCCGTCAGCATACTACCGCCCCCAATTAGGTCAACGGCTGATAGTAAATAGCCTTTGCTTTGTTGTCCATGACAAATGCGTCAAAGTAGAAACGCCCCTCTACAAGGCTACCGCTAATTCCCGGCGGATCCTGGTGGATTTTGTAGTCTGCCAGTTTCGTGGGTGCCACCGTTGCGCACGGGTGAACAATCATAAAGCCGAATTTAGCGGGCAGGCGGGAGGCGGGAACCTTGATAATGTTCATACCGTCAAGGTTTGCGATAACGCCCTTGAGGCGCATATCCTGCCCCTGCTCGGTCTCCATTACAATGTCCTTGCACTTCTTCATGGTGTAATACACATCAGGAGTAACCACAAGGCAGCGCCCTGCTTCGGGAACGTCGTAGTTATCAAGCGTGTTATTACCATCTAGGATTTTCTCAAGGATATTTGTGGCGTTGAGCGCCGCCGCTTCCGCGCTGGTGCCTGCCCCTGCTACAATCTTGCTGTAGATGTGGGTATCAATTTCCGGGATAACTACCTCGCGTATCTCGCGGGCAAGGGCTTTATCTGCTGCAAGGCTGTGGCCCGTTTCGTCAATGTCCATCTTGTCAATGGCAAAAGTAAAGGAACGGTCTTTAGACAGTGTAAAAGTCTCAATATCCGAATCCACTCCATGTACAGTACCATAACGGCTACCCGTTGCCCCGCTACCAGTTCCGGCACGGTCATAATCAGTCGTTGCCACAGTAGAGATTTTATAAATTTTGACGGTCTTTGCCCCATCAAAGGAAAAATCTTTATTTGTTAGCAGATTGATCTTGCTTTCACGAGTGAAAAGCTCATCAACGTAAGGTTTATACTGTGTTACTAAATTAATACCACTCATAGTTCATACCTCCAAATCATAGCCTGCTGGCTAGTTTTGAGATATGCTCAATATTTATTTATTCCCATTTCAGAGGAATAATTGCGCCCTTGTGGAAGCCCAAACGCTTCTCGAATTGAATCTTTAGGAGCCGGTGCACCGTTGCCTCCATTGGGTTCATAATTGAACTTATGATTATTGAACATATCCTCTTTTCCAGTCAACAACTCAATACTTTTCGTCAGTGTTTCCTCGTCCTCATACTTCAAAACGTTAGCCAGGTCTGGATTAAAACCTTTTTCTTTTAGAATCCCCCGCGCTTTCTCATCAAGAGCCTTGGCAGAAAATTCCTTCTCCAGTTTTGCCCGTTCTTCGCTGAGCCGCTTGGAAACAATTTTGTTTACTTCTTCTTGGGTGAATGTTTTTTCATTCTCCATTTTCTTTACCTCCATTTTACGCCCTAGAGTTAGGCTAATAGTTTTTTTTGGAAATTAAAAAAGCATAGTATGTAAATGATATTCCTTACCAAACACCATTTACTTTCCTATGCTTTCCAGCTATCCGCATTGCGGCAGTACTCATATATACTATGCAATTTTATTCCCGGCAGAAAACAAAAATGACAGTGTACCAGTAAATGTTTCCCGTATATATAATTATACCATTATTGTTGAAAATAATCAAAAAAAATAAACGGAATAATGCAGGTAATATAAGCACTATTCCGCCATCATATTTTGATTTATTCGCCGTTCTCAAAATGTGCCTTTAGGCGTTTTACATCATTCTGAAAATCCACAAAGGTTTTAGTTTTCTTCCCCTTGCAACAATCATGTAACACCCGCCCTTCTAGCTTATCTAATCGGCGGTTTACAGTCTTTACCGCACAGGCCAAACTTTTCGCCCTGGCTCGCTCCATCTTCTCGGGC